GGTCGTCAGCCCGTCATCTAACTCTTTCCAGTGCGCATCAGCGGGGCTGGCGTCCGGGTTATTCACATCGCCGGATGTCCAGTGTCCCCATGAGGCCCGCGCGCGTCCGGTAAGGACCGGCATGGTGGATTTAGCCCGCCGCTCCACTGACAGCGACACCTTGCGCACCGCTGTCTTGGACGCCTGCAACATCCACACTTTCTGGCTCAGGGCCAGCTTCGCTTCGTCGCTCAGGCTCTGGTACTGCACGGATACTCGCATCCGGTTTCACCGCCGTCATCTCGACACAAAACTCCGCGATCATGTTGATGTGGTTGCTCGCCAGTTCGCTCATCAACTGCGACCAGTCCATCTTATCGACCTCGTGCAGCACCGATTGCCCCACCAACCCCGCAGCGGCGTTGGCGAGCGCCGCGTAGCGGGCGATCAGTTTCATCCCCTCTTCATGAGGGGAATACATGACCTCCGGGTTCATCTGCCAGGACGCGCCCATCCGGTACTCAAACGGGCTACCATTGGTCGGCGCGTTGAAATAGTTGAAGGTCGTGGGCGTCAAATACCGCGTGTGCGTCGGGTCACTGAGACCGCCCAGGCTAAACCCATACGGAGCCAGGATGTACGCTACCCCGCCCGGTTTCATGACGCGCCACAGCTCCGAAAAGAACGCGAACCAACCGTCCTGATACTCCGGGTGATGGTGCACGAACTGCCCTTCCCACACGATGTGGTGCGGGATGTGCTCGGCAATGTGAGACGCAATCGCTACATCGTAGGTGTTATCGGACAGCTTGTCATAACCCAACCGAAGCATCTCCTGGGCAATCGGACTGAGTTGCTGCCGCCAGGGATAATCGAACAGGTCGCATACGATATTGACGCCCTCGCCTGCGTTGCGATCCACGTTATCCCATGCCGTCTCCTCGGCGTACACGGCGTCGGGAATCAGCCGGTGGTGCTCTGGTTTGGGGCCGGGGAGAATGATCTTGCCACAGCCCAGGTTAATCCCGCGTTTCATCAATGTCTGCTTTCTGCGCTTTACGCGCCTTCGGTTTCGTTTGTCCTTCTACCCACTCGATAATCGTCTGCATCCGCGCGTCCCATGTATGCGGCTGCGCCCACGCCTGCCCCGCGCGTGCGATCCGTTCCGCGTCTTCCGGGTGCGCCAGCGCCCCGCGCACCAACTCAACCGCCTGTTCGTGCGTGTCATACATCAGGCAGTTTTCGCCATGCACCAGTCCCAGCGCGTTATCGTCGGGGTTGCGGTCCTTGACGACCAGACAGCCCATCGCGGCCGTTTCGAATACCCGCATGGCGACATCCTGGTTGGCGCTGCGCACGATGGAAATGCGCGCCTGCTGGTAAGCGTCGCGGTAGCCCTCAAACAGCGCGCCGGTGCCATATACCAAGCGCAGACCCGGCACGCCCAGCAGCATGTAGATCAGTTCTGAACGCGGGCCGTAGAGCACGGCGACCAGCGCCGCATCGTGCGCCCGTTCGGACCACGCCGGGCCGGGGGTGTGCCACACCGGATCATACGCGCACGGCAGCCAGGTTACATTGGCCTCGCCCATCCGCCAGCCGTGCCCATGCGCCAGGAACAGGTGATCCCATTCCAGTTGGCGGTAATCCCGCACATGGTTATCCACGCCGTACACCACATACGGCATGGTCCCCGACCGCTCCACTTGCAGGTGCGCGTCCATATGGAGCACGACATCGGGCGTCCAGCCCTTCTCCGGCAGGTCAGCCAGCCACACATGGCGCTCGTCTACAGTCAGCCCCCAGATTTGCGTTCCCGTGCATGGTCCCACCGTGCGCACGTCGTGGCCGAGACGTTTGAGCGCCCCGACGGCATACCGCCCGCTGGCAATCGGGTAATGAATACAGGTGACAAGGACTTTCATCATCCACCGCCCAACCATTTAGCAAAGAGGGCTAAAGCCTCTTCTTCTGTCTCGGCTTGCACCACCGCTCCCCGCAAAAGCCATCCCTCGGCGAGCGGACTGATTTCGCGGACCAGGAGTAGCTTGATGGGTCGCATATCGAAATCATAGTTGGCCTCGATCCATTCGTATTCGTATCCTTGGCCTCCCGCCACTCGTGACCGATGGCGATACGCCTCTCGCAGATCATCCATGGTTGAAAAAACCCTTGGAGAGACTGAATAGGAATGGCCGCCGCCTTTATTGGATGTCATCGCTGCCCAATAACCACTCAGGACGTAGTAGGTCTTCATTCGCTCCGCTTTCTACTCACGCCAATTGTCTATCGTGCACCACATCGGCGGATTCGTTGTATGAATAGTGTGTGTATCGGCCCATTGTTGAGCGCAATTCTTAGAGCAAAAATGGACATCCAGCCAATCCGATTTCAAGGGCGCTTCCACGTATGAGTCGGTGAAACTTTCGCCAGAACGCCACAGTCGGGTATATCGCCAGTTGGCGGGCATCCACACGTTGCCCATTGCCCCTAAAGGCGCTGCCGACGGAGAGGCATAAGGAACGCCCGTAGCCTGTTGATGGCAGGTATCACATTCAAATACGCTCATTCGCTCCGCTTTCTACCTTTCCTCTTTGCCGCGAAAAAGGTTCGGACGGCCAACTGTACCAATCCGCTTTTCCACAGAATTAACCAAAATACTGCCAGGGTCAGAGGGCGGGGCACATCAAACTGCAACCATAACAGTTTTGCGATATACCCCATAATAAAGGCCAGATCGAAGAGAACTATCAAGATCCCAGACCAGATAAGGTGCTTATTCATCCGCTCCGCTTTCTACTCATGCCCATCACCTTTATGGCTGTCGCTCGCTCAGCAAGCGCTTTGTGTTTTAGTTGCGCAGACTTTTCGAGCTTAATTCTCTCAATCAGAGAATAACGATTTCGTGCTTCACGCATATTGTCATCATTCAACCCATCGTTATCTTTGCGAATCCAAGTCGCTTTAGGTGTATATTTCAAACCTTGTTTGCGTTTTCCATTTGAATGAAAGAAGATCGGATCATCGCTCCGAAAAAGATAGAATGTCTCAGGATCATCTTTCATTTGGAGAGCTATAAGGTCATAAATGAGCCATGATTCCTCCAATCTCAATCCAAACTGGTATCCGCCTTTATATTCAGTGCTTGAGGCAACCTTTATAGCCACATCGTAGGCTACAATATCTATTTGCTTCCATGGACTTGATTTACCAGGATGCGCCGGTATACCCTCAAGCGCGAGTCGGGCAATTAAATGCGCCTCTGCCTGAGTACTTGGTTCGTCTTTAGATTTAGGAATCTGCTTGGCAGATCGCTCCTTAGCACAGAATTTGCACGAATTAACAGTGCCATTTCTGTTAAAATAGAGATCGGTCAGCTTTACAGTCCGTCCGCAGAAGCATTGGTGAAGAGTTTGCGTCATGCCCAGAAGTGCTCCATCAAATAAGGGCAGTCCGGCTCGACAATATGCGTATCCACGTACCGGCTCTTAAAGAGCAAGGCGTTGCGCATAAAGTGCGGATTGCCGCCCGTTGACCCCACGTGGTGGTACAACCGGATATTCGGGCGGTGCCAGACTTCCCAACCCGCCAGGAGGGCGCGGATGCAGAAATCGACATCCTCAAAATAGCCGCCCAGGTAGCTCTCATCGAACCCGCCCAGGTCCTGCCACGCCTGCCGTCGGACGGCGAAGGCGGCCCCCGTCACCCACTGCACCTGGCGTGGCGTGTTGATCGGCTCCCAGTCGGGATTGGCCGCGCCTAACGCGGTGTGGTAGGGTTGGCCCGCGCCGTCAAATTCGCCCCCGACCGATTGTACGCGGCCATCGGGGAAGAGCAGCGTCGGCCCAGCCACGCCCGCGCGCTCGGTCAGCTCGAAGAAATCCAGCAGACGCTTATCCCATCCCGGCTGCACGGCGTAGGCATCCTGGTTGAGAGGCAGCAAGACATCTCCCCGCGCGCGCCGTGCCCCCGCGTTGCAGTTGCCCGGAAAGCCCAGGTTGCGCGGGTTGCGCTCGCACATCGGGCCGAACAGCGTCGGGCCGTGGTACTCTGGGCTGGCATCATCCTGGATCAGGATTTCCGTCAGCGCGGGATCGGTGGTCGCCCGGATGGACTGGGCGCAGCGCATCACGTCTTGGGCATGGTTGTAGGCCGGGATGATCACACTAAGGTGCAACATGGGTCTCGCTTTCCGACTCTCTGAAGCCATCAAAACGCCATAGAGCCGCATGATAGAGATAGGCAATTAAGCCCATGGCAAATGTCACAGCGCGATTGATGGGCATGGAAAAAACATACTCGCGCCCGGTTTCGGATGAGCCAAACTTAAAGGCAAGCATAAGCTCATCCGTCTCCGTTTTTTCAAAAGCCATGCTAACTTCAGTGTAGACTTCGCTCACGGCGTTTCGCTTTCTACTATCGCCTTGCCGTCCTTGCTTTCAATCAGTGCAATCGGCTGATCTTGCGTCGCTACCAGGGCTTGCGCGAACTCCGGCACGCTGTTGGCATGAACATGCACCGGTCCCTGGATCACGATCTGCGGCATGGGCACGCCCGCCGGAATCTGCGGAATCGACGGCGCAATGGGAAGCGCGGGTACGGCATACTTGCGCTGAAGGTCGGCGCGGCGCTTCTGGAGCACGTCGAGCAGCACGTCCTCCACCGCCTTGCACGCCCGCTCCCAGGTGCGCTCCGTCTTTACCCATTCCATGGCCCGCGCGCCGCGTGCCAGCCGTTCAATGGGTTTCTCGTAGGCTTCGCGCAGGACCGCGCTCAATGCCTTCACGTCGGCGTTGAAGTCCACCGCCCCGCCCCAGGTGCCGTAATCGTCCGGCTTTCCCGGCACGAGCCAGCCCCGCTCATTCTTCCCAATGATCTCTCGCCCTGAGCAGTAATCCATCGTCACCGACGGGATACCTGTCGCCATGGCTTCGGCGTGGGGCAGGCCATAGCCCTCTCGGTGCGCGATGACCATGTGCAGATCGAGCAGGTTATACCGGGTGTTCAGTTCTGTGATGCCCGCCATCATGGCCTGCTCGCGGAAAATCACCCGCGCGAGGTCGAGATGATTGGGCTTGACCAACGACTCGATCACATCCCACCCGCCGGGTGACACTTTCTCGCAGTCCAGATACAACACCGCTTCCGGCACATCCCGGAAGGCATTGGCAAAGCCGCGCACCATGCGCGGAAAGTCTTTCCGGCCCTGGTTCATCGCCATGACACCGACCACGAACGCCCCCGGTGGGAGATGGAGCCGGTCACGCAGATCCGACCGCTCCGCCTCAGGCAGGCGCTTAAACTCGTTCGTATCCACGCCCGGCGGGCAGAGCGTCACCCGCTGCCCGCCCTGCCGGAAGGCTTCGACGCCGAACTCTGAAATGGTCATCAGCGCGTCAAACTGCTTGGCGACCCGCAGCCAGCTTGTATTGATGGGTGTCCCATCCACCGGTGTAATCACGATATGTGCGCACGTCGAAAAGTCAATGGCACCGGCGACGCGCAGCGCCTCATGGTACGGGAAGTCCTGAACGGAAATAATCACGTCCGGGTTCATCACCTTGGCGATCTGCCCGACCACGCGCGCGAAGCCCGTGTATCCCTGCCCGGCGTCACGACCCTGGAGCGGTGAAATCCAGTAGGGAAAGCCAGAGGGCAGCAGCCCGTCATACTGGATGGACAGCCCTTGCACGATATACCCGCGCGAGACCAGATGGCGGCCAATCGCGCCGTCAATGCGACCGAACCCGGTCGGCACGGGGGCATCCCCATAAATCAGGACGCGGGTGGGTTGCGAGTTGCCGTTAGTCAATGTCTCCGCTTTCTACTCAGGATCAACAGCCGACCAATAAGATAAAGAACTTGTGGACAAGCCGATCCGGTATACAAACTCGCCCGACCGGGAACAATCAAATTCCGCCAGGGGGGCTAGAGCCAGTTCTTTGTCCATTTCCAGAAGGGCGCGTTCATATCCCTCTTGCCCGCGTAGCGTGTCAGGATAGAAATCGGTCACCTTTTCGAGCATCCTGTTGCGCAGGTCTGCCCGCGCGCTGAGAACATCATCCGCCAGAACAGCACAGATATAATGACCCGTCTGAAAAGTCAATTCAAACAGATACAGGTTCACTTGCTCTACGCTTTCTACTCAGCCGGTCACATCTCCCCGGCGCAACACCGAACGATACCAGACACGCCCGCCGATGTGCACGGGCGTCGCGTCGCTTTCCACGCGGTACGTCACCCCGCGCCAGATCAACTCATCTTGCGAACCAAGCGCCTGCGTGACACTGGCGACCACATCCCCCGCCAGCAGTTGCCCGCCGGGTAACTGCGTCTCCCGGAAGCGGCTTTCGCCCATCTGCGGCGCAGCCCACATGGCCGTCACGATCTGCTCGCGGTAGGTGGGTGTCACGCCCCCGCCCGCGAAATACGCGCTGGTCGTGCCGGTGCTGTCCGACAGGTGCGCGCGCCAGACCGCTGTCTCTCCATTGTAAGACAGGACGGCGCTGAACTGGTCGCCAATGCGGCGGGCGTCGGGACCACGGTAGGGCATTAGAACAACCGCCCTTCTTGACGTTTCCGCTCAATGTAGCTGGTCATGTCACTGATGGTAAATCCCGCCGTCGTGACGTTGATCATGATGTCCATGTCGGGATGCTCCTCAATCAGCCGGAGCCATTCCCGCAGATTTTCCATCATCTGTTCGCGCGTCTCGCCATACATCTGATCCGCCGGAACATCTGAATGGAAATAGACAAAGCGCTCAGGCATTACCATTCCTCTGGTTTCTGGGCGGGCTTCAAATGTTCATTGGCCCACGCCAGCGGGACGGCTATTAAACCACCCCAGTTGAACAGGAGTTCCACATATTGCCTTCCCTTTTCATCAGAGGCTATCCCCATGCTCATACCAATGGTACCCGCCTCAATGAAATTTCCCCCGCGTTCCTGGTCGTCATCCGGATCGGATAAATGCCTATCAAAATCGGCCTCGACTAACCAATAGGTTTCAATGGGATACGTCATCACCAATTATCCTGTCCAAACGTCCACTCCGCGTACCCGCCCTCTCCGATATTGGATTCGGCCAGTTCCGTTCGCAACTGCTCGTAGAGATCATTCAATTTGGACAGCGCCGCCGTATCGTCGAACGTGGTACCATCCGGCGCGGCCCACTTCGCCCGTTTCAGGGCATCGAACTGGAGCGCATACACCGCCTGGAGCGCTGCACCGGGCACCGTCACGCCATCGGCGGTGAACTGCCCAATCTCCTCATCGGAGAAGATGCTGTACACCCCGCGCAAACGCCAGGCGGTGTTGGCAGAGATGATCCCACTGAACTCGACCACCCCGCTGGTGTTGACTGTGCAACCCGTTGCGCTCCAGGCGGTGCCGCCCGGTGCCACATACGCGCTGGCGCTGGTGAGGTTGGTGTACGGCACGTCGAACAGGGTAGCGGTGCCATCCCCGACGCGCGCCACCTCGAACCAGCGCGGGTAGTCCTGCACACGCAATCGTACAGCCTGCGCCGTCGTCAGGGTCATTTCTGGACTTCAGTCTCCGTATCCCCCTCGGCTCCCTTCTCTGCCGCCGGTTCTTCCGGTTCTACGGGGGATTTTTTGGCCTTGCTCTTGGGCGCGGCGGGCGGTTCCTCGTCTGCTTCTTCAGCCGCGGGTTCGGCCTTGTCGTCTTCCGCGATCTTCGCCAGCGCTTCCGTCAGCGCCTTTTCCAGCTTCGCCAGCCGGTCGGTCAGGCTGGCGGTCGTCTGTTCCTGGTGTTCCTTATCCGCGGCGGCCTGTTCCTGCTGCGTGATCAACTGCCAGACCGACTCGACGGCGTAGGTCCGCTCTTTGACGAACTGCGCGGGCGTGATCGTCTGCATCGCCATGACGTGTACGTAGTAGTCCTGGAACGGCCCACTCAGGTGATTCAGGCTGGACACATCCTGCCCTTGCACCCGGCCCAACGCCTCGGTGACCCCGGCCTCCAAGAAGGCCACGACTTTGCGGCCCGTGTCGGTCAATTCATTTTGGAAGATAAACTGCGGTTTCTCGGTGTTCATCGTTGCCCTTTCCGATGGGGGCGGGTATACGCCCGCCCCTCTTCACTGGATTAGCTCACCGTTGGAGCCGTCGAGCTGCTGCTGTAGTACCACGCCCGGTCATCCACGAAGCCATGGCCGAAATAGCCCATGAGCACGTAACGGATGGCGTTCATGGTTAGCCAGGCTTCGGATGTTTCGACCTGGCTTTCCTGAAGGATGGTCCAGGGATCGACCGTCTGCCACACGTAACTGTAGACGGTGCTGTCGACCAAGGACCACGCGTAGCTAGAGCTAAACTTCGGGTGAATGATGATGCGGCTCAGCGAGCCGGTATTGATCTGGTACGGGTTGTACTGGCCCATACCGCGCACTTCGGCAGCGCCCGTATCAGACGCCCGCACCAGCAGCGGCGCCATCAACATCTGCTTGATGGGAAACTCCATCTTCGGCCCAGCGAAGATGGTATCGGCGTTGTAGCTCAGATACTGCCCGCTCTTGCGGTCCTTGGCCGTTGAGATCACGGTCAGCGCCGTATCCAGGCCCAGCGCGTTAAACGTCGTAGCAGCGGTATTCGCCCCGACGTCGTTATCGTTCGTGGTGCTGTTGCGGGTGAAGTTCCCAGCGGTGGTGATGTCGGTGAAATAGGCATCGTCCTCGGTCACCATCGCCGACCGGCCCAGGTTCTCCGCGATCTGGCGGATGACCCCGATCCGGTCGAACTTGATGTCGTCGCCCAGCACTTTGACGCCGATGCGATACAGGAAGTTGGAGACCGTCGCACTGCCCTCGAAGCTGCGGTCGATAAATTGGACCTGCTCACCGGAGGGTGCTTTCGGTACGGTGCCAAAAGCCGCATCCCGAAGATACAACTCATCGGGGCGGCCGCTGGTTTCCGTCCGGCACAGCGATTTCCAGATCTGCGGCATACGCGCCATCTGCGAGAACGCGATGAACTTGATCCCGTCGCGCAGCATGATCGCGCTTTCGGGCTTGAGGATCATCGCTTCCATCAGGCGATAGGGGCGACGGCCCGTCTGGTCTTCCAGGAGGCTCTTGAACGGATCGTAGGACTCCAGGAACGGGCGTGCCTGTTCGGTGATGACCGTCTCCTGAAAGCCCGCGATTTGGTCGTTGATTCCGCGTTGGATCTGGATGTCTTTGATTTGCTCAGGCATGATCCACGCTCCTAGAAGTAATCCGGGCGGGGCGGCATCAGCAGAATGTCGAGTTCGGCTGAATTGTCACCCTTCGCGGTATAGCCAACGATGATCGCGATCCCCGTCGCAAAGGCGATTGAGACGGCAGAACCGGCAGAAAACGCCGTACCATGCGCGACCTTGGCGGCCTGCGCCCAGAGCGCGCCGACACCGGTCGTGCCGGTTGGAGCCGCGATGCCCGAGCCGGTGGCGCTCGGCCACACGGGCTGGCCCAACGTCCAGGCCGCGGCGCCGGATGCCCCGCTCACGTGATAGACCCCGGCCACGCCATACTTCAGCGCGGAAGCGGTCACGATATTGCCCCAACGGTCATACTGGGGGTTCGATTCCAGAGCGATACCCGCCCCCGAGGCTTTGTTCGCCGGGGTATAAGCGGACCCCGCTTTGACGAACTGTCCCACGAAGTTCAGGAAATCGCCCACGTTGATCTTGCCGGTCGCGCTGGCCGCCTGAATTTCCCAGTGATCGCGTGACGGGAAATCGTAGGTGGGCGCGTGTGCTGTTACTACCATGGTTTATCCCCTTCCTGCCGGTCGGCCATACACCCGCTGGAACCATTCGTCGAAGTTTTCATCCGGCAGAATGGGACGGACGCGATCCGGCACGGACGACGGCACCGCCGCCTCTTCCAGGCGGGGCGCGCCATCCACGGGGACGGTCACTTTCGCGCCCGCTCCCTGTGCCTTGCGCCGCTCAACAGCGATAATGTCCGGCCATGTGGCAGGGTCTACCTGCGGCAGTCGCTGCCGCAAATCGTGCTCATAGGAGGCAGGTAGGCGGGCCTCACGCAGGGCTTGCTCCAGCGTCACGAGCAGGGCCGCGCGGGCCGTGTCCTGGTGCGCGCGATCTAGCTCTACACGGTGGCGGTCCTGGTGCTTCTTTAACCGCTTGATGTCTGCTTGGGCTTTGACCAATTCCTCTTGGAGTTGGTCCCGTTCAGAAGTCGCCGCGCGGACCGCATCATCCTGCCGGACGCGCTTCATCTGCTCGCGTACACGCTCCAGGTAATCCGGGCGGGCGGCGATAAATTCCTCATAGGAAAGTGTGTCAAAAATTTGTCGAACAAGCGTAGGAGTATCGTCTTGGGCTATTATGGATTCGTAACTGCCACCAGCGGCGGGCGCGTCTACATCGTCCGCTGAATTGGCGTGCGTGATGTCTTCCACAATCAGGCCGTCGCGCCCTTCGGCATTGCCCTGCATGGCCTTGCCGACGGCATTGATGCTGATCCCCACAATCGGTCGTTTAGTCTCAATAGCCCGCATAATCAAAGGCCAGACGGCTTCGCCCGCTGGTCCATAAACACTACGAGTAGCCCGAATTTCACCCTGGAGTCCCAAACGCACATTGGTATAATCGCCCGTTATATCACGCACATCACGCGCAATACCCTTGACGATTTGCTCAGGCGTAGGGTGATTGGCATAAGCCTTAATTCCCTCAAATAAGGAAACGGCCTTCGCCAATACAGGAATACCATAATAGCGGTTATTCTTGGACCAGCCGGGACGAATGAGCACCACGTCAACCTGCTTTTTGTCTACATTGAGCGTATCTTCAATGATTTCAAGCTGCTCAACCAATATCGCCGTCTGCGCCGGCTTGGGATCGTGCGCTTCCTTGACGTTCGCATGGAGGGCCATAATCTGCTTCTGCGCTTCTGCCTCCGACGGGTGGCAGCCCATCGACTCGCCCATCTTCGCGCCGTCCGGGCCATGTTTATAGACGCACCATTCCTCGCCTTCTTTATAGATTTTCCAGGGCATTGCCTATACCTCATTGAGTGCGGGCGGTTCGGCCCCCCGCTGATCATCTAACCCGCCGTCCAAGATGGCCGGGTATCCTGCTTTCCACTGCGCATACGTCTGGCGTACCCCGGCCACGCGGTCCATGAGCGCTGTATCCATCAACACCGGAACCAATGTGCACCGGCAACCCGGATGTGTTTGGCTGGGGGGCACAATGAAGCCCGGATCGCCAAACTTCCATCGTGTGCCGTCCAACCCGCCGCAGTAGGGACAGGTTCGGCCATCACGCGCTGCTACAAATTCCGCGCCGGATAGAAGATCACTGTTTTCCTCGTAGATCGCCAGCGCACCCAGGTTGGATGCTTTCATAACCTCTGTGCGCGTCGTGATCAGCGTCTGGTAAAAGTTGCGCTTAAAGCCCTTGCGCCGATCCGTCTCAATGCCCAGTTCGTCGCGCAAGCGCCGCTGGGCGGCTGCCATGCCTTCCCCGCCGATCAGACTGCGCGTCAACGAACTACGCACACGGGCGATAAACTCATCACGCGACAGGCCGATTTCGGTCAGCCAGTCGGGCCGCCGCCGCTTCACGTCCACGGGTTGCAGTAGCATGGCGCGGATCGCTTCCGTCGGCAACCACGGGCGCAGCGTAATCGGCACATCCTCATTGGTCGCCATGTCCAGCGACCACGCCCGCCCGTAGTAGCCTTGACGAAACGCCTCTTCCAAACTCTGCGCCGTGTGCGGCACGACCATGCCCAGCAGCATGTCCATCTCGCGCTCGATCTGCCTCAGCAGGTCATCCAGCCGTCCGAGCCGCGCGTCCCCATCGCTGGTGTAGGCGCTGTCCAACGCATCCCGCATAGAGCGGTAGGCGTCTCCGTAAGCGCGGTACAGCCAGCGGGCCTCTTGATCTTGCAGCCCATAGATGCGCCGCCTGACCCACCACTCCGCGTAACGCAGCGCCTCACTGTCCGAGGCCAGCGCCCGCGTGATGGCGGCGTCATCAGTGGGCTGGCGCGGCGGGTTCGGCATTCGGCTCCTCTTCCGGGGCTTTCGTCGGCTGTTGTCCGTTGGACCCCGGTGGTTGCCCGTTGCCGTTCACCGGTAAACCAATGTCCTGCGGGCGGATCGCCAGCCCTTGTGCGGCTTTGTCCCGCTGCTCAACCTCTTCCCGGTCCATCAGCTTCTTCTCTTTGTCCGGGTTGTAGCCGCGCGTGGTCATGGCGGTCTGTTTGCTGACCAGGCCATTCGTCAGGTCCATCGTGAGCGCTTCGGCGACCGACTTGGGATCGCTGGACTGTAATTCGTGATATTCGACGCTGAACGCCTCCGCCGGGGGCACCATCTTCTCCTGACCGCTGTGGTCGAGGATCGGTTCACCGTCCTCGTCTTCCAGCCGAACCGTCTCCGGCAAATTCGCGCCCTCAAGTACGCGCTTAAAAATCTTCGTCCAGACCATCTCTTTCATAATCTCTTGTGCGTCCGTAAACAGCCACAGCGCCGGGAGCTGCTGCGCCGTCGCGCTGGCGAGGTTGGCGTTCTGCCCGTCCGACAGCATGTACTCGGGTAGACCCATGCCGACCGCCACATTCAACTTAATCTGGCGACCGTCCTCGCTGACATCGTTCGCGCCAACCGGATTGGTGAGGGGCGTCCACGTTTCCTTGTCGCTGGTGACCACCGTACTGCCCGGCGTGGGCGGCGTTTTGTAGCGGGCGACCAGCGTCGCAATGATGCCCGGCACGGCGCTGGCGACTTTGACCCACCACAGCAGCGCGCCGCGCCATTTGTTCTGGCGTACCCGGTCCTCCATAAATTCCTTATGCGCGCGCAGCCAGGGGAGGATCACGAACAGGTCAGACCGTCCCCGCAGTTCGTAACTGTGCCGGTTGATGGCGACGTGCAGCATCTCATCGGCGTTCACGGTATAGGGTTCGGTGGGCAGCGTGGTGGCGAGGTTGGATGACTGCCGCTCCGCGCCGGGTTGCACTTTGTAGCGGATCACCCGGCGGAAGAACTTGGGGTCGGTTTCGATGTCCACGATCCACCAGGGCGGGAGGGGCACCATCACCGTCTCCCCCTCGCTCTGGAAGAACCGGATGAACAATTCGCCGTCCACCCATAAGTCCTGCAAAAATGTCTTCTCATATTCCTGTACGTTGTTTTCGTCGTTGGCGATAAAGGCGTCCAGAACCTCTTTCACCTGCTGGTTCTGGATGGTCAGGTTGAAGCCCTTACCGATGGCAAAGTGCCGGAGCAGCGTGACTGCCCGCTTGGCGAGCGGGTTGCGCTGAAAGGCCGCGTGGCAGTTGGTGAGCCAGGTCTTTCGCGTACTCCAACTCGGCTCACACAGCGGATCCTCGGTTGGCATGACGACTGGACCGTCGTAGACGCTACTGCGGTTGGTGTCGAACTGGTGGCGGTACGTCTGGTCCGTTTCCAGCAGGTACTTATGAGTTTCCCTCATGCCCTGCGCCGCCACACTCGACGGCACGACGTAGGGCAGTCGGTAATCGACGCCATCCATGAGGTGAAAATCATACGGATTGGTGGCGGGCCGGTCCGGGCTGGGCAGCTGATCCATCAACTGACGCCACGTGCGCCACGACCGCCAGGCCTGGTACCGCGTCCAGAACTTCATGATTTGAGGCTCACGGCAAACGTGGCGATGGCGGTGGCCGCGATGGCCGAACCGCTGCCGTCGGAAATAACCAACTGGGCCGAGCCGCACACCCCAAACCAACTCGGCGGCATATCGTGCATGGTCGCCGCCGTGGGGGACTGAAGCACCATATCCGACCAGTTGGCTGACCAGGAGCGCAAATAGCGGTAGATGCCCCACACATCCGCGGCCTTCAGGGATAGATGGCCTGTATTGCCCAGGGCACCGCTGAGGGTAACCGTCCCCAGCGCGTAATCCCCGAACGAATAGGGCAGCGGGGCCGATGTCGGTGAGCCGCTGGGGATCGTCACATCAAATTCACAAATCGAGCGCGTCGTTCGGACAAGATTGGTATGCGTTACCATGGTCTATCCTCAACCGTCTCAGAGGGAACCAACCCCTCAGCCGCCATCTCATCGTACACCTGCTGCACAAAGTCCGGGCGCGCGCGGCGCAGCGGGTCGCCATACTGCCCGCCGTCCTCAATTCGCCCCTGGTCATACGGAATGACAACCGAGGCAAAATCAGGATGGCCGTCCTTCGTCAGCCGGTCTGTTAACTCCCTAATAAACGCTTGCACTGATTCCCGTGTCAGCCGCAAGATTCAACGCTCCTTCTGTCACCGGCGGGCCACCTAACATGGCCCACGCGCCCGAAGTACCATCGACCTGATCGTCGTGCGCCCCCTTCGGGAACGAACAGAGTTCATCCACGTAATCCCGGTTCCAGCCCGCCTGCACGATATGCAGCAGCCCCGCCGCGAATTTAGCGGCGACGGGTAGCGCGCGGGTCAGCTTGTCTTTATCGACCGGATACCCGTAGATCGCATAGCCGTGCAGCCGGGAGTCGGCGTTCAGATCTTGCACGGCGCGGCTCATGTAGCCCGCCTCTTCGATGCCTTGCATGACCTCCGGTCCGTCGTGTAGCATGACATCCGCCAGGAATTGGGTCACCTGCCCCCAGTCCAGTTGGCGGCGCACCACGTCCAGCACGTACCAGTGACCATCCATGCCATGCCCGATCTTGACGCCGACCGTGTAATCCGCGCTGGTCTTCGCGCTCATGGCGAGGTCCCAATAGCGCGCGGCGAAATCGATTTCGGGCAGGCCGTCGACCGGCTTCAACCATGCCCGCTTGAACAGGCCGCCTTCGGAGGGCACGGGATTTTGTTGGTAAAGGGCGTTCCAAACATATTCACCTAAAGCATGTAAAATGCGCTTCAGTCGTTTAAGCGGATAGCGCCAAGGCCACAGCGCCTCACCGGGTTGCCTTCCAAGTTGGTCGTGCTCTTCGGCCAGCGCAGGCATCCGCAAGCGGACCCAGGTTTCCGCGTTTTCGTCATCGTCGTCATCGGTTTGGCGTAGAAGCCGACCAATCAGATCGTCCTGGTGCCAGCGCGTCATCATGACCACAATCGCGCCGCCGGGTTCAAGACGGGTGTAGAGATCGTTCAAATAAGCATCCCACACCCGCTCGCGGTAAACTTCGCTTTCCGCTTCCTGACGGTTCTTAATTGGGTCATCGATGATGAGAACATGCGCACCCTTGCCGGTCGCCCCGCCCGTGATGCCCATCGCATCGCAGCCGCCCTCATGATCTTTGATATCCCAGGTATCTGCTGCTGCGCTATCGCCAGCTAGCACCCAATCGGGAAAAACATCGTGATAGGTACTAGTCTCAATCAGATTGCGAGCAATCCGACTATTGCGATGGGCTAATGTGGCACCATAGGAGACTAGCATCACCCGCTTATCAGGATTGCGGCCCAGAAACCAAATCGGAAATAGACGGGAAACGGTTAGTGTCTTGCCATGCCGGGGCGGCATCTCAACGATCAGCCGACCGATGCCGCGCTTCCCGCCGCTTTCTACGTATTCGGCAACTTGTTCTAGGGCAGTGTCCAGAGCCTCAAGATGCGGAGCGTGCTCATATAGCTTGTAAAGGTGCTTTTTGAAAACGGTAAGGTTGCTATAGGCAGGGCGATTCTCGCCACTTTCAAGCGTTCTTTTCCGCGCCCGCTTGATGCGCGATCGGTACACCTGCTGCTGTAAAGAGTTCGGTAGCGAGGTCGATTCCCAACTCATCGGCTAACGCCTCATACCCAATCTCGCCCTTGCGGATGTATTCAATCGCTTCCGAGCGCCAGTCTTCATGTTTGATACGATCCGTAAACAGCGCGTGATACTTGCCCAGATGCACCAGCGCACTTTGCGCGTCGTAAAATTCCACGACAGGGTGGCCGTCACGGTCATAACTGACTTTCTTGATCAGATGCAGGAGTCCATGCTCTTGCAGCTTCTCAAAGTCCACACCGATCAGCCCACCATAGACGCGGAAGCAGTCTTCGGGGATACCCTGAGCATGTTCGTGCAACCTGAACAAGACTTCACTAGCAGACATGGTGAGGGTTTTCATGTGGGTATCAATGGCCGCGCGAATTTTAGGTTTTCTGAGGTTTTCAGCCGAGACCGCGCCCAACGTTTGACGATTGCCCTTGTACCCCGCACGAGCAGCGGCCTCAGTGCCATTCATCCCACAGAGAATGTACTGGTCAACAAACGCCTGCTGTTTGCGTGTAAATCGGGACAATCCCCAACCCATGATGATAGATGGGGGCGGCGCTGAGGCCGCCCTAGCCAAAGGAGATGACCCGCTTTGCGCGGGATGGCTCACCACGCCGGGTGGCGACTGGGCACCCGGAAACCCAAAGCGGCGTGACGGGGTTGAACCGTCACCGGCTTAGTGCTGCACCGTGCAACCTTCCGCCGCGTGTCCCCCGTTTTGAAATCCAGCCAACCGCAAATGGGGGGAGTGGCGGTTGGCTGGTCGGTGTGCCTCGCAAATGATCGCTCAAGATCACGCTCCGGCTGAAAGCACGGGCGAGAGGCGAGGCGTCGAAGAGCGGCGCGGAAATAGAAAAGCGCCTACAGTCATTGTAGGCGCTAAGGCAATACAGCGTAAGCCGTTAATGTTATCGGATAATGCTATCGAGAAAGAAAATCCTCTGGCCCGTACCACTCGGAGCCGACCACGATCAGCTTGCCATCCTCCTGTTTGAGACGGCCTTCGATTTGTAATTTCATGATGTGGTGGTAGATCGTAGAATAGGCCAGCCTGAAATGGTGGGCGATCTCCAGAATGCTGGGCGTCGGACCAGACTTGCCCCCGGCATATTCGCAGATATACAGCATGATTTCATCACGCCGCGTCAAGGGTTGCACCGTGGCCCAGGCTGTGTTCATCTCCCATTCCCTTTCCGCTGGCCCGTCCGCTGCTGCGCCCGCCGCACGGCCAGCCCGGTCAACAGCACGTCGAGATCGGTGTACGCTTTGTACGGTGTGATCAGATGCGCCGTGCCGTTGACCAGCACACAGAAGCCTTTTGCCATGCGCGGGGACGTGTTGTCATCCATCGTGTAGCCCAATTGATTTTCCTCCATCAGCCCCGGACAGTTGATCACACTGTAACGGCAGTAATCATCCATCATCGCCGCCAAGTGGTGCTCGTGGAAGGTGATCATATGACACTGGAATTTCTGTGCCAGTTGGTTCCCCACGCGCCCTGGTATTCGTGAGAAATTGCGTTGATGGGTGGCGCGGAACACTTCCCCGCCGCTGGTGATCTTGATATGCGAGTACGCGGACACCGTAAACCGTCCATGCCCCGCGTCCAGAATACGCCCCAGCCAATCCGCCGCGAAACTGCCGCCCAATTTCTTGAGCAACCGTTTATCATGGTTTCCCATGACCATCAAAATACGCTGGTAATGCCCCGCCCAATCCGCGATCAACTTCTCGGCGGCGCTGATTTCAGCGGTAAACGGTAGCGGATACAGCGGGTGTTCATAGGTGCTGAAGCAGTCAGCATTGATGAGATCCCCGACGATCAGCAGGGTATCGATGTTCAGCGCTTCGCCTACCGTCTTGACCTGGGTCGCCAGCTTTTTATCGAACGTGGGCGCGTGAACGTCTCCGACCAGCACACAATCGCCCTGGATATGCGGCTCCGCATCGTAGCGCGGAATCAGCACATGGGCGGGTGTGGCGGTCTGATAGCTGTAGGTCGTGACCCCATACGATTCGGCGCGCCCATTGCGCGGACTGCGTATCTGCTCCCCGGCCTCGCTTATGAAAACGGGGGGTTGTCCCCCCGCCGTGTGCCCCTCCCGCTGCGCTTCCTGGTAGAGATGCGCCACCTGCCCGCGCGAGAGCTGCATCCGGTTCATGATGTCGCGTTCGGTGTGACCCGACTGCCGCAAGGTAGCGACCTGGGTACGGTAGAGTGCGCGTTCCGCGCGGGCAATCCGGTTCATAGCTTCACTCCTCGCCTATCACATACGGCGGATCATCCGCGTCGGGATTCAGAACCGGCCAGCCGCCCAAGAGGTCCGCCGCGCTCTGCATGAACAGCGCAACCGCGGGCGTAACCACCGCCCCATCACCCCACGTCTGCGCCTCGCCCGTGGCGAGGGCTTGAGCCACCATCTCTTGGATGCGCCTCTGTGTGCCATCCTGCCATACCGCATACATGGCCGCCTGGCTCATATCGGACAGCATATCGCCTAGCAACCGCAGCAGAAGAGCGGGCTGAAAGCGTAACCATTGGGGATGTTGCAGGTCACTCATCGTCTCACTCCTCTTCCACCCCGCAGTATGCCGCCTGCAATTCAAGTTCCAACCGAAGACACAGATCAGAGATGATCTGTCTCATCACAGAGGGATCGGCCTCCACAAAGTCAGGCAACACCGCCACTGTACCTTGCAGAATATGGTTCGGGCTTTTCCCGTGAAACATCAATGGATCAAGAATCGCCCCATCTCGCAATAGCGAGGCTTGCAGCGAAAATTCGATATACTTCTTGGGTTCGCTCATCGTCTCACTCCTCTCACTGCACGAGCCCGTTGAACTTCATGTTTTTCAGTTTGTTACTCAGCGCCAGCTGCCGTTCATCATCGGGATCGCCGAACACGGGCGCATCCTCGATCACCGCACCCCCCGCCTGCAACCGGCTCATCTCATATTCGAGGTGGGCCAGCCGGTCCGATAACAGTTGCCCCAAGGCCTCGATGTCTGCTGAGGTAGCTGCCCCCGCGTGCGTCTCTTCCCCAATCGCCACCGCGCACGCCTGGCGAATGAACTCATTGACGCTGCCC